ACCACCGTGTCCGACAGCGGTAAATCCCCTGCCAAGGGGTATTTCACCGACGCCGAGGTGGCCACGCTGCGGCTGCGGTCGCAACGCGGAAATCTGGGTGTGGCGCATGTCAAACCGTTCATTCCCGGGTCCATTCCCGGGGTCTGGTCTGACTGGCCCGGCTGGTGATGACCGCGAAATACACGGTGTCCCACGCCGTGTACACGGGTTCCACCGACGCGGACGGCTACCCGACAGGGGACGCCTACGAGCCGGCGGTGGACCGGCCCGCCTACGGGCACTATCCGCTGGCCTCGCAGTTGAACATGACCGGCGAATATGACCGGCGGGTGGTCACCTCGAAGGTGTTGATGGTGCCCGATGTTTCGCCCTACACGCCGCGGGACAAGGTGGTGTTGTGGGATTCAGCCATCGAATACTGGGTGTCCGAGGACGTGCGGGACTACACCACCGGACCCTTTGAGTACCGGCCGGGCGGGGAGGTCATCCTCGAGGTGGTGACGGGATGACGCGCAAACGGCTCACCAAGAACATTGAGATCGACTGGGGTCACAACAACCCGGAATGGCGTCGGATCCGCACCAGCCCGCGGATGACGGCCGACCTCGAGGAGCGCGGGAAGCAGTGGACAGCGCGGCTCAACAACGAGCTGCGCGCGGCGCAGGCCGCCCGCCACCAGCCGATCGCGGATGGCTACGCTCACACTGTTTCCACCAGTGGGACGCGAGCTCGGCTGTACGTGTGGCCGTACACCGCGCGGGCTATCGCGCACGAGGCGGTGAACCAGTCGATGCTGAAGCTGGTTCCGATCGGCTCCGTCAAACGCACCAGGGGTCCGGACCATGAGGTGCCGCGGGAGCTGGCGCGCCGTTCCAACGAGGGCCGCGGCGCCGACCTGCAGGGCAACGTGATTCACCGGTTGGACTGATGACGACACCGATTTTCGGCACGCCGTCGGCCTACCAACTCACCCGCAACTTTTTCCTGACCGAATGCCCCGCCAGGGGGTGGCCGACCAACATCACCCAGGAGGTGCCCGACCCGCTGCCGAGCGGTCGGCGGTTCTGGACGTTGGAACGGCTGAACACGGTGAAGCCGTTCGCGTTCGTCAGTTCGCAGCTGCTGCAGCTGCGGTATTACGACCCGGACGGCAAGCGGGCCGAACAGATCGCCGACCAGGCGCTCGAGTTGTGGTTCATGCTGCCCAGCACGGGCCTGGTGCAGGATATTGAACATGCCGGCGGGCCGACACGACAGCAGGATCCGAACGTCCCGGACCTCGAGCGCTACGTGATGACGTGCTGGGTCAACGTGATGAACACCCAACCCGTCATCGCAGACGCGCCGTGACCGGTCAGCCGCGGCGGGTCTGCGAGTGCGAGGAGCCGATCCCGCTGTCGATCGGCGTGTGCGGCCGTTGCTGCGGGAGCCTCGAGGCACCAGCGGAGATCGCCGACACGCGTGTCGAATCGTAAATGTGCTACGCCGCGCCGATCCACGAACGCAACCCCATCTGGTACGACTCTGAGCTATGTCCGAATCACCAAGGAGGAACCAATGAGGAAGATCGTTTCGGTGCTCGCGATCGCGGCCCTGATGGCGGCTGGCTGCGCCGCCCAGCCCAAGGAACCGCCCAAGCCCACCGAGACGTCGACCAGCACCGCCCCGCCGGTCACCGAAACCCACACACCGACTGATACGTCGACGGTGACGGCTCCCCCGGGAACCGAGACGCACACCAGCGTGGAGGTTCCGACAAACACGGTGACCGCGCCGGGAACCACGGTCACCGAAACACAGACTCCCTAGAGATCCGCGGGCGGGTACTGACCGTAGATGCCGCGCACGTCGCCGCGCATCCACCGTGCGTGTTGCAGTCTGCAGCGGTATATCAGCGCGGCGTCTCTGGTGGCGGCTTCATGGCGCTGACGCTTCGCTTTCGCTCTGCTGGGTTTGAGCAGGAGTGCGTATCCGAACACGAGGAGGACGACAAGCACCATTAGCGCGCCTGCCGCGAGGATCATTCGTCGACCTCCTCTCCGTCGTCGTCGACGCCATGCTCTGAGAGCGACGCACGCCAACGGGCGAGTGCCCCGCCGGGTAGTTGAGCCAGAATCGCCTCGGCCGCGACGACGTCCTCGGCCGCGCTGGCGGCGCAACTGCCGTCGGGATGACGTTCGCACGGCTCGAGCTCGGCGCGAACCGAGTGCTCCCAGGCCAGTGTCGCCATTTCTGACACGGCGAAATCGAGGAACAGTTCCTGCTCGTCGGTGAGCTCGAGTATCAGGCGGATCATGCGAAATCCTCCTCGATCGCCTTCGGCCAGCGCTTCATCCGCTTGAGCACCGGACCGAAACGGCCGTCGGTGACGAAGGCCTTTTGCGCGGGGTCGTATGTGGTGCGCGGATTGGTGATCCGATAGATCACCCGGTAGACGGCGAGGATGCCGTTGGTGTTGTGCAGCACGACGTATTCCTTGCCGTCGTGCTCGACGATGCCGCTCGTGTTGGACGGCTGTTGGTAAATCTCTGGGTAGCTCACGCTGCGGAAGTACGCGGCGAAGGCTCGGGGGATGAGGTCGTGCTCTGAGGCGCTCACTTGTCGCTCTCCTTCTCGATGAGGGCGTGGGCGCAGTCGACGCAGATGATCCGACCGCGGTCCCACTCGTTTACGTGGGTGCAGATGTTGTTTGTCATGTTCTGAACCTTAGGTTATGAACCTGAAGTTGTCAAATAGCGGTAACCCGCATCGCAAACTTCCCACCCGTCACTCCGGCGGGGTGGGTTCTCAGTGGAAAGGGAAATCTCCATGACTGCACCAGCTCCTCCGGCATTCACCGGGAACGTCGGCTACGTGATCCTGCCGTCGCCCAAGGATCTACCCACCATTGGCGGGCTGTTCCGCGGCCCGCTCGATGCACCGATCCCCGACGCCACCATGGCTATTGACGCCTCGATGAAGAATCTCGGTTTCGTCGCCGAGGACGGCATCGACGAGAAGGAAGACCGTCCGACAACCAAGATCTTCGCTTGGGGTGGCGATGTCGTTGCGGTACCACAAGATTCGTTCTCGCTGACGCAGATGTTCACGCTCTACGAGTTCCTCAATCCTGAGGTCGCGATGACGGCTTACGGCGACAATAACGTCGATGTCACCCCGGCCACCCCCACTGCGGGCACCAAGCTGGCGATCGCCATCACCTCCGACGTGTTCGAAATGCACAGCTGGCTGATCGACACCTACGGTGTCGGAGGCAAGCGCGTCCAGAAGTTCGTCCCGCTCGGCCAGGTGACCACCAAGGACACCCAGAAGACGAATCACAAAACCGTTCTGGCACACCGTCTTACGGTGGAGTGCTTCCCGGATCTGTCCGGAAAGTATGCCTACATCAGGACCGACGATGGGATCTTCAGCGTCTGATGACTGCTAAGAAGAAGGTCGAAAAGGTAGTCGATGACTACCTGGACGGAGAGCTGACTCCGGAAGAGGCGGTGACGGCGTTCAAGGCCGCATCTGACGATGACGCGGCGCCGCCGCCGCTGAAGGTAGTTAAGCCAGCTCCCAAGCCCGGCACCAAAGAATTCGATTGGCAGGCCGAGTATCCCGGCGAGGAGTGCTATGTCTTCACCTCGAGCGACGGGCTGACCATCGGGCTGACCCGACTGGGTCCGCACCGTAAGCCCAAGCCTGGATTGCTGCGTCGACTGCACCGTGAGGGCGGCATGTCGGTGATGTGGTACTTCATCGAATTGGCTTCCAGCCCAACGTCGTTGAAGGTGCAGGAGGAGCTCGAGGAGGAAGATTACACCAAGATGCTGCGCGGGTGGGCCGAATTTGCGGGTATTGAACTGTCGGAATAATGCTGCTCGGCAGCACCCTGAAAGACCACTGGGGCGCTGTCGGGCGTGATCTCATTGTTGCCGGGTACACCTGGGACGACATCGGCTCACAGCGACTCCCGGTCGATCAGTTTGTCTCGTTCGTGGCCCATGCCCCGCCCTATACCGCCATCTACCATCAGCGCAACGAAGGCTGGACGGTTAACGACCATCTGCAGGCCCAGGCGATTGATGCGCTGAATTACCTGGCCTGGGCGAAGACTGTCGATGCGCAGCGCAAGCATCCGCAGCACCGCCCGGAGCCGATTCCGCGGCCGGGAATGAAGCCCACCGCGCCGGCGCCGACCGCGTCGTCGGCGGATCGGCCGATGACCGTCGCCGAGTACGCCGAGAAGGCCGGAATCCAAATGAACTGGGAGGAGGGGTGATTGCCCAGCATTGCTGACGTTTACGTCACCGTCCTCCCCGAGACTGGCCAGATCGCCGCGGGGATCGAACGCGCGTTCCGTGAGGTAGATCCTAAGGCCCGCGAAGCCGGCCGGCGCTGGGCGCGTGAGATCCAGGCGGGGATGAGCGGTGTCGATGTCGAGCTCAAGGCTGACACCGCTAAGGCTAAGGAAGAGATCAAGCGGACGGCCGAGGACCAGAAGGCCACCATCGAGGTGGACGCCGACACCGCGAAGGCTAAGGCCGAAATCGATGAGACGGCTCGCGATCGCAAGACCAACATCAAGGTCGATGTTGACAAGTCGTCAATCTCGCAGATCAAGAGCGTCCTGGGCGATGTCGGGTCCGGGCTGACGAGCCTCGGCGGTGGCGGTGTTGGCGTCCCGTTCGCCGGGGGGCTCAAGATCCCGCTGGTTTTCGCCGTTGAGGGCGCTAGTGTGTTGCCCAACATCGTCCCGGTGATCGGCGAGATCATCGGTGCGGTTCAACAACTTTCGGGTGCGCTACTGTTGTTGCCGGCCGCGTTCAGCGCCATCGGGGCGGGTTTCGGTGTTCTCAAGATTGGGCTGTCAGGGATCACCGACGCCTACACTGCGAGCTCCACCGCCGCCAAGACCGCCGGACTGGATGCGACCGCGCACGCCAATGCTGTTGCGTCGGCCAGCAGGACCCTAACCTCGGCGATCAACTCCGAGAAGTCGGCCCAGCAGGGCGTCACCCAGGCCCGCAAAGACGCCCGCCAGCAGCTCGAGGATCTGAACAGCACCCTAAAAGACGGGATGATCAACGAGGCGCAGGCGAAACTCGATCTGCAGAAGGCTCAGCAGGAGCTGGCGACCGGCACCTTCCAGACATCGACCGACTATCAGCAGGCTCAACTCAACGTCATCAGTGCGCAGAATCGCCTTGACGAGGCACATACCCGCAACATCCGAAACCATCAGGACGCCAATACCACTCGACAGCAGGGGGTGGATGGCAACCCCGCGGTCGTTGCCGCTGAAGATCGGCTGGCCCAGGCAGTCCAGGCCGCGGCCGACGCGCAAAAGGCCTTGAACGACGCCAACAATCAGGTGTCGTCGTCGGCGAAGGCCGCCAGCGACGCGATGGCTCAATTGTCGCCCAATGCACAGACTTTCGTCAACACCCTGGTCGGTCTCAAGCCCACCCTGCAGGCATTCAAGTTTGCCATTCAGGACGCGCTGACCGCTAACTTTGGCCCGCAGCTACAGGGCATCGTCAATGCGATCTTGCCGGCCATCCAACCCGGTCTGGTCCGCATCGCTACCGCGTTTAACACGGCCTTCCAGAATGTGGCCGTCTGGCTGCAGAAGCCCGAGAACGTCGCGACCATCCAGACGATTGTTAACAACATCGCGACGGCGTTCGAGCGGCTCGCGCCCGCGATCACGCCACTGGTCAACGCGTTCGCCACTCTGGCGAAGGCCGGTTCCGGCTTCCTGCCGCAGCTGGCCAGCACGGTCGGCGATCTCGCCACCAAGTTCGGCAACTTCATTCAAAATGCCAATGACACAGGGAAATTGGATACCTGGATCCGGAACGGCATCATCGCGTTCGGTCAGCTCAAGGACATCGTCAGCAACATCTGGACCATCTTCTCGGGCATCTTCAAGGCCGCCGCGGGGCCGGAGGGCTCGGGTGGCTTGCTGAAGAATCTCGATGACCTGACCCAGAAATGGTCAACTTGGGTCAACTCCCCGGAGGGCCAGAACAAAATCTCAAAGTTCTTCTCCGATGCCAAGATTGAGTTGGACAAGTGGTGGCCGATTCTGAAGAACCTGCCCGCTGACTTCAAGGCTGCGTTCGATGACAT